GAATTTGCCACCATTTAAAGCAAAAAAATAAATAATAAATTACAATAAAATAAAAAAATAAATAAACATTAGATAAATAATACCATGTATAATATCTAATTACTTTTTTTACATTAAAATATATCATTAGATAAATAATATAATGTAATTTTTAACCATTTTATTTGTTTAATTGGAAAAATATCGATATTTTTCCTTATATTTATCTATATATCACATATCTAATGATATATTTATTTTAAAATTACATATATTTATCTAATGAGATATATTTATCATATATATTTATCTAATGATATATTTATTTTTTATTTTATTGTAAAAAAAAAATAATTTTATTTATTTATCACTTGAAAAATTCGCTTAATATTGGATTAATATCTTTCTTTTTATCTTTCTGTTTATTTTTCTTTTTATTTTTTTCTATATCCCTATTTTTTAATAATTGATCTAATAGTTCCATATTACTGTCAGAAATTTGCATATCGCCTAAATTATATTTAATGAACTCATAAGCGTCATTAATCATATTCTTAATAATGGGCGATTTACTTCTATATTTATAAGTTAACGTATAAATTACTTTATCCAATAAATATTTTTGATCATAAAGATTTATTTTATCACGAATAAATCTTTTTATTGTATCTGGAATATCGCATGGAATCATTAATTGCGGGTACTCCTTTTCACTTTTAATAATACCCATAACTGCTATGCGGTTATTATGTCTTTCAGTTGCATAATCAATTCTTTCCTTACTACAGCGACATGAATAACCATTACGATTTTTATTGCAACAGTCACCATCGATAATTGTAAAATTATGCATTTTGTATTTGATATTAATATTGATATCTAAATTTTATGTGTTATATTCTATATAATTCTAATGTTTAATATGAAAATTTCAATTTTGATATAAAAAAATTAAACTCGTTGGCTATTATTTTCAGCCCTTGGACTTGGTGGCTCTCTTTCATCTAACTCAGTTTCGGCGGTAATATTCCTTGTTACTTTAATACAGCATATATCTATGCTGGCGCATTTACTTTTGTACATGAGCTTACACACTGCTAAAATTAAACCAATTCCTGAAGAAATAATAAATGTAATTAGCACCTCAGATAATTCTTGCATTATATTATATATTATTTTTTTTATTTTGGGTAAAGCCTTTTTAAAAGTCTTATTTATGTGTTTTGATTCATGGCAATGATTGAGAAATTTATACTCACATCATAACTATTAGTAGAACTAACATTCATTACTTGAACATCAACATATGTACCACCTGTGCCATCATACCCATTAAAAAGAGCAGAATATACAAATGGAAGAGAAGGTGTGCCTGCATAATTTCCTGTTACTACATATGAAGTATACGAAGTTCCAATAAAATTAGGAATAGTCACATTTGTAAATAAATATGATCCACCAATGGCAATATTACCTGGACTAGCGCCAGTAACTAAAACAGAACCTATACCACCACTAAAAGTAGTGCCTGAAATATTACCACCAACAACGAGTACCCCTGCAGCACCTGGATTAATCGTTAAAGTATCCGCAGCGGTGCATTGTAGATTTACAGAATCCGTGCCATTAGTAATAATATATTCAGTTGAACTAACAGAGCCACCAACAGTTATTGCACCGCCACCAGTAGAAGATATAGTAGTTGCACCAGCTCCGCTACTTAAAGTTATCCCTGACCCAGTTGGTGTAGATACAACCATGTTATTTCCGATATTTGTTGAAATAGATGGTGAAACGGTGCTTTCACTACCATTAACATAAACCCCAGAAGTTGTGATACTCCCACCAACAGTTATTGCACCGCCACCAGTAGAAGATATAGTAGTTGCACCAGCTCCGCTACTTAAAGTTATCCCTGACCCAGATGGCGTAGATACGACCATATTATTTCCGGAATTTGTTGAAAGAGAGGGCGAAACTGTGCTTTCATTACCTGTTAAACTAACTGAAGTCGCCACAATACTAGAAACATCAATCGGAGTTGTGCCATCAAATAGGCCGTTTAGGGAATTTGCATATTGAGGATCGAGAATAGTGCGCGACATTATTTGAGATTTTGATTTGACAAAGACCTTTCAAAGATTTACTTATTATATACCTTAATAGATTTAATAAATCAAAAAAAAATAATTATTAATTCACTTTTTACCGTATTACGAAAATCGAAGATTTTCTTCATACTCCAAAAAGCTGACCAAAAAATAAGTGATGCCTACGCAGTGGCATATTAAATTGCAATATAAAAAAATACGGCCACATATGGTGGGCTTACATTAACACCAGATAAACCACTTACAGGATCAGTTGCTTGTATATCTGCGCCAGTTGATAGGATTGTAACATTTGTTTGACTTATTCCAGATACATAGCCTGGGTTTGTATTTTCAAGTGCATCCCCACCTGATGAGATAATTATATAATCATTTTCCACAATCGAAAGACTTGTCGTGTGTTGATGACCAGGATCATTAATCGCATGTATATGGGGCGGGGCTTGTGTCATTACAGGGGCTAATGCCGTAGTTGCACCTCCAAAATTTGAAGTCGTTGCATATGTATTAGTTGCCCCAGATGTACCGTTTCCAGTTGCATAATTACTCGTTGAACAGCCTGCAGTTGTACCATTACCACCAATGGGAAAATATGATTCCATATTTGGAACATTAAAACTTGACCCACTGCCACCGTATGTATAGCCAATTGCATTAAATAGGCTTGGATATTCCGTTCCTGCATATAATGCGCCATTACATGGCAAAAATCCAGCTGGAGGGCTTACATTAGAAATTAACATCTTTATAGTCCCTGATGGCATAGTGCTTATATTATAAACTGTATTATTGGTCGTTATAGTTGGTATGCTTGTAAAATTAGTAGAACTCGAAATTGTAGGAACAATCAATTCACCAGTTAAAGCGATAGACCCTCCATTCATTGTGCCTGTGAACTGGGGGTTAATTATTGTCATAAACCCAGAATATGCAGATTGGATAAAATCTTGAACATATTGAAGATTTGCAAGATATGCCAAATTTGTCTCTGTTATTGGCCAATCCGTGGCTGTACTATTTTGAAAATATACCCCATCTAATCGCCTTTGCGATAATGAACTTCTGTATGACATTACAAAAAAGATTGTCTTATATTAAAAAAATTTTAATAATTTTGAATGAAGCAAATGCAAAACTTAAATGCAACATATGACGGCGTTATATTTACCCCATTTAATCCACTTATAGGATCAATTGATTGTATATTATCTCCAGTGTCTAAAACCGATATACCAGTAAATGCCGTGTTTAAAGGTATGACCAGCGGTGGCACTGGATTTGGAACTGATGCATACCATGTAGTTATCAGCCCTTCTCCTGCAGGTGTATAAAAATGATCAGTCACTGTAAAAGTTAGAGTATCGTGTGAATGATATGATTCGCTATTTTGGTGTGCATGTGTTGGTATATTATTTATTAATGATACACCATCTGAGTATGACACACTTTGAGTATTAACACCTCCAGATGTCCCATTACCATAAGCAAAATTACTTGTAGGATTATTATTCGCATTACTTGAATTTGCCCCTATTGGAAATTTACTTTCAAAATTTGGAACATTAAAATTATCACCACTGCCTCCATATGTATAGCCAATTATATTAAATAAATATGGATAACCCGATGTTGGATAACTTGCACCATCGCAAAGTAAATAATTTGGCGCTAATTCATTTATAAACATTTTAACTTCTCCTAATATATCATATTCAATATTTTGCCCCTGTATAGTTGGCGATCCTGTAAAGTTGCAAGGATTGCTTATTGCTGGTGTTGATAAATTATCAGATAAAGTAATAGAACCACCATTCATAAGGCCTTGAAATGTAGGATTACTTGGTAATAAATATGTTAAATATATAAAATAATTAGTAAAATCTTGCACATATTGCAATGATGCTAAATATGCAGAATTAGTTTGAATTGCCGTATTACTTTGTGTTTGACAAGTTGAATTAGAAAAAAAGATTCCGGAACAAGATGTTCTCTGATCGAGGCTACTTCTAAAACTCATTATATATTTTTTTATAAAATGTTATATCTTTATGAATATAATAAGAAAAAAGTTTACTTTAAAGATGTCAGCGAGAACTCTTTTCAAAGGCAATTTTACACATAATCAGTTAAAATATGTCGCGGATGAGACATTGCCTCAATCAGAAACTTATTACCAAGATAGTGCCACAAATTTACGAAATTTAACTTCTATTACATTTGCGGACTCATCTGTTCAGGTCACTGCTTACACTGGTGAATCATATACTGGTGCAACTGGTGCGCATGGGGATACTGGATCAACTGGGGCAACTGGGGCTACTGGTGCAACTGGATCAATTGGCGAAACCGGCGCAACTGGTGCTCAAGGCATTCCCGGAACTGCTGTAAATACTGGTGCAACTGGCGCAACTGGAGCAACTGGCGCAACTGGCGCAACTGGTGCGCAAGGCATTCCAGGAACAAATACTAATACTGGTGCAACTGGGGCAATGGGCGACACTGGTGCAACTGGTGCAATGGGTGACACTGGTGCAACTGGTGCAATGGGTGATACTGGTGCAACTGGAGCAATGGGTGATACTGGTGCAACTGGGAGTACTGGCAGTGCGGGAGATACGGGGGCTACGGGCGATACTGGTTCGACGGGAGATATGGGACAGACTGGTGCGACTGGAGCAACTGGATCCACAGGCAATACTGGCGAAACGGGAGATACTGGCGCAACTGGTGCAACTGGTGCAACTGGCGCGATAGGTGATACTGGTGCAACTGGTGCATTTGGTCAATCTTTTTTACAATTATACATTGTTAGTCAAAGTGATCCCAGAACATTTGTTTTTAATTCATCGACAAGTGTTACCGCTAATTTTAATTATGGCACCATAGCATCAACTGAGCAATTTAATATTGTAGGCGCAAGTGCATATATACAATTTCAAATACCATCATTAGTAAGTGGAACTGATAATCCAATTATTGGAACTCAAAATTACAATATTGTATTAGTCAATAATGGAGTATCGCAATATTTTATAACATCTACTGGATTTGATGATCATTCTCATTATAGTTATTTAGGTGGCGATTTAATTTCAATGTTATTTGATGGAACATATTTAACCCTTTTTCAAAATGGTAATCTTATTGTTAGTCAATTATATAATAATGTATCACCGCAAGGATTTTATTGGTATACTACTGGAAATTTTACAGGAAGTATAACAATTAATGATATTAAAGGATATCAAATGGCTTTGGCTTTAACTGGTGCAACTGGTGCTATTGGAGATACTGGTGCTATGGGGGATACTGGTGCTATGGGAGATACTGGCGCAACTGGTGCTATGGGAGATACTGGTGCTATGGGGGATACTGGTGCTATGGGAGATACTGGTGCACCTGGATCAACTGGATCAACTGGTGCAACTGGATCAACTGGTGCAACTGGATCAACTGGTGCAACTGGATCAACTGGTGCAACTGGTGCAACTGGTGCAACTGGATCAACTGGTGCAACTGGCGCAGGATTTCAAGTTCCAACTGGATCAACTGGTGCAGTTCTAACTTCTTCTGGTGGTATAGCTTATGGTTGGAGCAATCAAGTTATTCAAAATACTCAAAGCATTCAAAAATTACAATATGCATCGCCATTAAGAGTTGCCAATTCTGCCACAATTTATGGATCATTACCAAGTTCGCCACCAATGATCCCAACATCTTCGGCTACTCAATCGGGATATAATGGCTGGTTTTATCAAAATATAAGTTCTGCATATAATAATATATCTTGGGCTAATTCATTTCAGCCAAGTTCATATGTGGTTAGCAATCTTAAAGGATTTTATTTTACATTTGTGAGTTTGACGACAACGTCAAAGCCATTCATATCTGTATATACTTTACCAGCAACACCTCCAAACTTCTATAATTCAAGAAGAAGTTATGTCCCAGCATCGGCACCGGCTGTAATAACGGCCGGAATTCCTTATATATATTATTATATGTTTGATAATTCATATCCAATCCCATTTAAATACTTACATACTGCAGTTGCATTAACTTTATCACCAGTTAATCCAGTTGGGGCATTTGGTGCTAATGAATTGCTCTATTTCATGAGTGTGAATACAAACAGTATTTCCGCGGTTAATACAGAGAGTTTAATTATTGGAGAATCTGGGGCGATAATTGATACTGGCGATGGCGCACTTATTCAACCATTTGCCTTCAATGGCTCAGATGTATATAGCCCAAATAGTTATATAACTGTCACCCAAGGTGCCGGGACAATTACGCCAACGATTTCAAATAATGGAACTTGTTATATCGCAACTGCTAATTTTACAATATCAAATGCCGGATTGGGTGGAGTTCCTGCTGGATACTTTATTAAAGTACATGGCTCTTCAGTAAATAGAGTTATTACTTATAATACTTCAGCAACTATTACAGTATTTGCCTCTGTTGTAACAACAAATGCCGGTGAGATAATATTTTACTGGGGTGGATCATCATTTACTGCATATGCTTAAAATATAATAATAATTATTTTTTTTTTGTTTATTAGTATACATATAACAAAGAAAGGAAAAGATGCCCAATTTGCTAAAGTCAGTTTCAAAAGGCTATTACCGCCAAAATTCCATCAAACGAGAGAGTAAAGATATGATGGCAATTATTGAGTCTAATTTAAAGAAAAAAAATGCATTAGCAGAGAAAGAAGAAAAACCCACAGAGGGTGGTGTAGTTAAGCGCCAATTAAAAAAATTCGATAAAAAAATACGAGATAAGGCAATTGTATGATTTAATTAAATAAATCAAAATAAAAAATATATTTATATAACATTGTTTTTTTGCGAAATGAGTTTCAATTTCGAAAATGAGGGGTTTCCGATTGCGATAATAAAAAGAGAGGGTGAAAAAGGAAAGGGCAAAAAAAAGAAAGATACGGAAGTGTTTCTAGATGAGCATTCAGGGGCTAGAAATAATTACCCAGAGCTATATTTAAAGGCTGGTGAGAAATTTATGTATATCCCAGATGAAACACGTGAAAGAAGCATTTTATATATTGTGGGTGCAAGTGGGTCGGGCAAGTCATGGTATGCATCGGATTTTGCCAATGCATATAAAAAACAAAACCCAGATAATCCAATTTATTTAATGTCATATGTTGAATCAGATAGTAGCATTGAACGAGTTAAAGGTATTGAACGAATTAAATTAGATGAGGAATTCCTCGCCGCCGATTTAACATCTAAAGATTTTGAAAATAGCCTGGTTATAGCCGACGATTGCGATTGTATCACGGCCAAACCCATGAAAGCAAAATTAAGGGATTTATTAGGCAAAATTCTCAATACAGGAAGACATGATAATGTTTCATTAGTATATTTAAGTCATATAGCATGTGGTGGTCTTGAAACAAAGCCTATATTAAATGAAGCACATGCAATTGTGTTTTTCCCCCAAACACTTTCTGGCCGAGCGAGAAATTACTTATTGGGGCAATATTTAAATTTTACCCGCCATCAAATAGAAGAAATTGATGATATTCAAGGTAGGGCAATTACAGTCGTTAAATCGTATCCAATGGTTATGGTGACTGAAAAAATGATTATACCAGTTAAAAAATTTGGAAAGGCATACAAAATGAAGAAAGAAAAGTAATTAAAGGTATAATTTATTAAATATATATATTAGATATATTTTTTATAATTTATCTAATGCGAGGCAAAATATATAAATTAGTGTGCAATATTACTGGAGATGTGTATTTTGGATCCACGCAAGCTACGTTATCAAGGCGCAAATCCGCACACAAATCAGCTTATAAAAATGGCATGAAATACACAACAGCATTTAAAATTATGAGCGGTGGTAATTATGATATTATTTTAGTTGAAGAACTTGAAATTAATAATATTGAACAACTTAGAATGCAAGAAAGGTATTATATTGAAAATTTTGATTGTGTTAATAAAACATATCCAACTAGAACAAGGCAAGAATACGTTGAAGCAAATCGAGATCATATTTTAGATGTCAAAAAATCATATAGAGAAAATAATAAAGAATTCATTATTGAAATAAATAAAAAATATAGGGAAAATAATAAAGAGGCTATAAAAGCACGATTTGAGAAAAATAAACAAAAATACTATGAAACACAAAAAGAAAAATATAATCAAAACAAAGAAGAAATTTTGTCAAAAAATCGCTCATATAGAGAAAAAAATAAAGATAAAATCATGGCAAAAAATAAAGAAATTATTGTATGCGAATGTGGGCATAGCATATCTAGGAACAATTTAAGTTCACATAAAAAATCACAAAAACATATTAACAGTTTACTGAAAAAATGATAATCCCTTTAAAAAAATTTGGGCGTTAAGATGTTGGGAATATAATTCCTAAATTAGTTATTTTATATGGTGTATTTAAAACTGTAATTCTTCTATATACTACATCATAAATATATTGAATAGTTCTTTGATCCAATTTATCTAAATTAATATGTGTACCATTTGTAGAAATATTTAAAATATCTTTTTCTGCAATTTCAGGATCATCTTCATTTTCTATATAATTCATTATAATACTTAATAATACAATTTTTGTGTCTTTGTTCATATATTGAACATTTTCAAGAATATATGATATTTGTTGTTGCATTTTACATACATATACATACATATACTATATTATAATTTTATTTTTAAAATTCGTCGTGAAATGGTAGTTGTTTAAATACTTTTGACAATTGATTCCATGCTTGTAATCGTAGTCTATAGGATTTTTGATATTCATTGTATTTATCTTTATTTTCTAATTGATAGTTTTTTGAATATTGTACAAATTTTTCTTTTTCTTTTTGTGCGTATTTTTTTTGCCATACTCTTACTTGCTCTTTGTTCTTTTTTTGCCATTTTTTTACGGATTCCCGGCGTTGTTCGGTGATCTTTTCATATTTGGCATAAACTAAAGGGTCGACTTCCAGTTGAACATATTGCAAAATTTTATCCATCGCACCCATTCTATCCAATGGATCCAGTTTCTCCACATGATCTAGTATTTCCAGTATATCTTTTGTATCCAGTACTATCAATCGTTGCGGGCAACATGTTGCCTCTTCTAATTTCTGTTCCATCTTCAACTTCGCTATCAAAAAAATAAAATTTTGTTAGTTATATTAATATTATATTTTGTGTTTAAATAAACTCTGAAATATCTAATCCATACATATCACATAATGTTGTGCTATCTTTTTTGACCTCTTCTTTATTCCTGTCATTCGCTGGCTCTTCATCATCTATATCAATTTTTAAATATTGTTTTTCGATTAGTATTTTTTTTACATGTTCTAGATCCATATCGAATACCATAACTGAACTCTTTTTACTTGTAATGCCAATCTTTAAATCTGTTAAGTTTGCCATAAATTTGTGCTGTGGTAATGTATGCTCAGGTTTAATATTAAATTCATTGCAAAACTCTTTATATTTTTCAAATACAGTACTTATATTAAATCTTGTTGGAAATGGATCTTCTCTATTTAATGCAGTATTCATTGCCTTATGAAAATTTATTGTTTTTTCGACCCAATCGCAAATAAATAAAATATCAGATGTGTGGTATTGGAATGCCATTTCCATATATGCATCTGTTTTAACTTGAGACCAATCTACATCTGATAAATCTCTTTTGTTTAAGAAGTCATAAAATGTTGCAATAAATTTATCGGATCTAAATATAGTATTCATTTCACCCCAAAATGCATTTTTATCATGTGCTTTACTTAGTTCTATATATTTATCTGTAGATTCTGCGACATTTAATCTTCTATCACCAGATTTAAAATCTATCGAAAATGGCTTTTGCTTATTAGTGTAAAATATCGGCAATGCCGTATTTCTAACTTTCCTTAAATTTTTAAACTTTTGATTCATTGTCATCCATTCTTCAGAGATAAATGCTTTTA